TAAAAATGTTATAGATAATTATACATATGAATACGATTTAAATGAGTCTAAAAGAACTATAAAATTGATTAATAAAGTATACGCAACAAGAGTTGAAACAGAATTTAATAAATTAATGAATTCATAATATGGCAAATACAGATACTCCTAGTGGTAAATTTTATTATCCACAAGATGCAGCTATTGACAAACTCAGTATAACTACTGTTTCTGGAAAAGAGTATGACCTAAAATACTTGATGGTTGATTTATCAATATTTGAAGATATCTACAGTTTTGTTATGTCTGGATATCTATTACTCAAAGATGGTGTGGGTCTTATTGAAAAGATGAATCTAACTGGAAATGAATTGATTACCATTAATTTTGGTAAATCAAGTAATGATGGTGGAGATCCACTTTATTTTAGATTGTATTCAATACCTAGTAGAAAACCAGTTGGGAATCTATCAACAGAATATATAAAATTGTATTTTTGCTCTGAAGAATTACTGATATCAGAACGAACAAAAATTACTAAGTCATATAAAGGTAAAGAAATATCTACTATCATAAAAGATATTCTAACAACACATTTAAAAGTACCTCCATATAGACCACTTTATATACAACCAACAACAGGTGTTTATGACTTTAATGTTCCAACCGTAAAACCATTGGAAACAATCAGTTGGTTGTCAAATTATGCCAGACCAGCAGGAACTAGCAACATGAAGTTGGCTGATATGTTGTTCTTTGAAACACAGAGTGGTTTTAATTTTGCATCTTTGGCCACATTGTATTCAAATGGTGTATATAAGACATACAAATACCAACAACAGAACATCAATTCAGCAATTGAACCACCATCTGAAGATATAATTTCAATACTAGATTATGAATTTGTAAAAACATTTGATACTTTAAATGAAATCAATTCTGGTACATATGCAAACAAGTTGATATCTCTGGATCCATTGACAAGAACTGCATGTACAACTGTTTTTAATTATTCTACAGATTATACAAAGAATTTAAATAAAGGTGATACCTTCTCAAACATAGGAGGATTCTTGACTGATGCATATAATAGTGTGATAAAAATGGGTGTGACCAATTCTAATCAGATGAAAAAGCCCTATATAACACAGGGGTCTGTGGCACAAGATATTTTCTTAGAAACTTTTGTACCTAATAGAACCGCACAAATATCTTTGGCTAACTATACGGTAGTCAAAATAAAGATACCAGGTGATCCTTTTATTACTGCTGGTAAAGTGATACAATTTAATTTTCCATCATTGACTGGTGGACAAAACAAATCATTGGATCAAAACTATTCAGGAAAGTACTTGGTTACAGCTGTAAGACATATGTTACAATCACAAGGCATTTATCAGACAGTATTGGAATTAGCCAAAGAAAGTAATCCACAATATTCAACATTTTCAAATAATCCACTAGGGTAATATATAATGCAAAATTTTTTAGGTAAAAATGGTTTTATTTGGTGGGTGGGAACAATAGAGAATAGAATGGATCCTTTGGGTTTAGGTCGTTGCAAAGTTCGTATCTTTGGATGGCATTCAGATGGTACGGATGCTACAAATACATCACAGATGACAATACCTGTTGATGATTTACCATGGGCATTACCTTTATTGCCAATTAATTCTCGCAATAAATTTTCTGCACCTGAATTAGGTGATTGGGTAATGGGATTTTTTATGGATGGCGAAGCTGGTCAATTTCCAATTATGATGGGTATTTTACCTGGTTTTGCACAACCACCAACAAAGTCTTGAGGTCATAAATGGCAGAAAATACAACAGTAAATTTAGGTGAATTTGGTATAATTAATTTTAAAGTGGTTGAGAATTCACCACCGAATTCAATTTTTGGTCAACTACTCAACACATCTGGAGTTCAGACAACACCTGGACTGGCCAGAGGTTATGTAAAAGGTTCAATCATTGATTTGTTGAATGGTAATCTATCTCATGTTTGTGATTTTAAATTCATCTTTCCAAGTTTGTCATCTATAATTGGTGACCTTGGATTATTAAGTCCAGTTGCAGCTATACAAGATGCAATTAAAAATGCAAAACTAAAGGCTACAAATAGACTAAGGTCAATGATACAGACTATCATTTCAAGTCTAAGAACTGTACTGGATGCTGTTATCACTGGCCTAGGATTTGATGCAACAGGAATTATTTCTTTTAATTTCAGTTTGTTGAAGAAGATTGTCAGACAGATTAATGCAATAACTAAAAAAATTGCTATGATTGTGGAATCTGTTTTAGAATGGGTATTTTTGGCTCAACAAATCGTACAACTAATCAATTGGGTGAAATCATTACCTGCCAAATTGCAACAGATGTTACAGGATTGTTTGACACAATTTGGTAATTCTATAAAACAAGTTGCCACACAAATAAAGTCCATACCTGACCAAATAACAAGTCTAACACAAACACAAATTACCAGTATTGCTTCCGAATTTACAGCTGCAGCGAAATTAACTTTAGATGCAGCAACAACATCTCAATCTAGTAGTTCTATTCCAGATGCAGTTACTTCAGCATTTAATCAACCACTAGAGGACCATACTGTTGCAATACAACAATACATAGCTGATAATACACCTTCAGCTGAAGAAGTTAACTCACAATCCACATCATCTAAAACAGCCAATACAAAAGGACCTTAAAGGAATAATATAATGGCAACAGTAGAAAAACCGGACTTTGTAACGGCTTGGACCGAACCAGAATCAGCAGCAAATACTAATTATCAACCTGTATATCCATACAATAATATAACTCAAACTAAGGCAGGTCACCATTTTGAGATGGATGACACACCCACAAGAGAACGTGTTCGTCTACAACATGGTAAAGGCACTTTCATTGAAATGCATCCTAATGGTGATGAAGTACACAAAATTGTACGTGATGGATACACAATTATTGCAGGAGACCACAATATATCTATTGGTGTAGATGATGGTAAACTTGCCAAGAAATTGAATATTACTGTATATGGCGATGTTTATATGAATGTCAAAGGTGATAAAATTGAAGAAATTGATGGTAATTTTGAACAGCATGTCAAAGGACACTATACACAGACTGTCAATAAAACGTCTACAATAACTTCTTTTGGTGATATGGTGATTAATGCTGGTTCAACAGTAACTGGAACATTAGAGATAAACACACCAGATTCAGTTGTCTTTTCTGCTGACTTGGCAGTTGCTGGTGAGATTACTTGTGATAAACTTACAGCTATATCACGTGTAGATGCTGGTTCTGGTATGAGTATTGGTGCTGGTATTGCTTCAGCAGCTGCGGCTGCGGCCGGATTTCCACCAGCTGGACTAGTTATTCACAATGGTGGCGGAATAGGTGTTAATACAGGAGTTGCAGTTCCAGGTTTTATTACTTCTGTTGGACCAATCAACTCTTTTACTTCAATGTCTGCACCATATATGAGTTCTGTATTAAGTAGTTCAATTATAGCAAGTGATATTGTCAATAAATTAATGAGACAAATACATACACATATGGCACCGTTAGGAGTGACAACTCCACCGTTAAATTCGGAAGTATCAATAACTGGACCTTAAAAATATGATAGGATTTTAATATGGCGAGTATATACGGAAGACTAGGATTTGATTCAACAAATCCAATAGCAAATGCAGCAGTACAAAACTATGATGCAAATGTCAATTCTCAATTGGCATTAATACCAACATGGTTGAATGAGTGGCAGACAAAAGACGTTGCGGAAGCAAACACAAGTGGTTATTTTCAAAATCCACTAGTTTCCACACTATCAAATGTTTATGTTGTTGCAAATACTATGATGAATATGGTTGCAAATAACGTGCCGATAACTGGAAGCACTACAACCATTACAAATTTGTTGGCCAATACGATGAATAATGCATATAGTATTGGTTATTCAAATACACAACTGTCAATTACTTCTGAATATGATAATTTTCTCTATATCACCAATCGTTTGTCAAATGTGGTAGATATGGATTCAAATACCAATGTACCACATTACGAAACAGCAATTGGCACTGGTAAGATGATGGCTTATATCACCAATCAATCTGATGGAGTTCAAAATAACTCACCTATGATAGGTTGTTTCACCAGTTTATATACACAGGATACATTGGATTCACTCGTTGCAAATACTAATCCTTTGTTGGTTATATTGAAAAATAGTATAAATCATACAGTGATTACATATCCATACTCAGAATCTTACACATCTAATATTAGTCTATCAAATGCACAGAGTCTGGACACTAATATGAGTGGTATATTAAATACGATGGCAAGAGCAAGAAATAGTGACACATCGTTCTATCAAAATTCACGTGCGGTTTTGAATGACTATAATAAAGCCACACAGTTTAACAGTATGGGTCAGACGGAAAGTCAATTGATACAGGAACGAATAGGGTCACCTAAACTACTTTCACGCCTAAATGCAAATACCTAAAAATTCGATTTTTTTCGTTCCGGCCCAAGAATTTTCTCCGACAGCTTCAAAAGTCCAAAAAAGCGTTTTACTTTTACGATAAATAAAGAATGGCAACCTTAACAAAACTTTACTCAGATATAGACTTCATGTTCACCAAAAAACCTGGGTCGGCTGATATTGCCCTGAGTTATGATGCACAAGCGGTCATTCGTTCAATTAGAAATTTGATTTTAACCAATCACTACGAAAGACTTTGGAATCCAGATTTGGGGTCAAATGTCAATGGATTATTGTTTGAATTGATTAATCCAACTACGGCAGATGCATTAAGGTACGAAATAAAAGCGTTAATTGAAAATTATGAACCAAGAGCTATTGTAAAAGAGGTGGTAGTTACACCACTACCAGATAAAAATGCATATAATCTTTATTTAAGTTTTTTCTTGGAAAATGCAACCCTACCAACAACATTAACACTTCTTTTAGAGAGAACTAGATAAAATGGCCGGTGCTAATTCAAATATTCAGATTACAGAGTTGGATTTTAATAATATTAAAAACAATCTGAAAACATTTTTACAATCACAAGATATATTAAAAGATTATAACTATGATGGTGCCGCACTAAACATTCTTTTAGATGTTTTGGCATACAACACGCAATATAATTCATATTATTTGAATATGGTTGCAAATGAGATGTTCTTAGATACCGCATTGGTAAGAAATTCTGTTGTTTCTCATTCAAAATTGTTAGGTTATGTACCAAAATCAACGATTGCACCAGAAGCCTCAATCAATTTGACGATGAACCAGGTTACTGATTCGTCATTGACTTTACCTAAGTATACAAATTTTTTATCAGAAGGTATTGATGGTATAAACTATAACTTTGTGACGACAGATTCAAAAACAGTTACAGTCTCAAATAATCAAGCAGTATTTGAAGGTGTTTCTATCAAACAAGGTACACCAGCATCATCATCTTATCTGGTAAATACAACAACCAATCCAAAATTCACATTTAAAATAAATGATGCTGATATAGATACGACCACATTACAGGTTCTTGTACAAGAATCTTCTTCAAATAGTTCGTATCAAATATACACTGAAGCATCAAATTATTTGACACTTAATAGTGATTCTCTTGTTTATTTCCTACAAGAAGGTCTGAACGGACTCTATGAAATATATTTTGGTAATGGTATTCTTGGTAAAAAATTAACTGATGGTAATATAGTAAAAACATCATACATTAAAACTTCAGGCACATTGGCCGAAGGTGCAAACAATTTCATATTGATGGACCAGATATCAGGTTACTCCAACAATATGGTAGAATCGGTTACATCCGCATCACAAGGTTCCTCTAAGGAAAGTATCAGTTCAATTAAATTCCAAGCACCTAAAAATTATTCAGCACAAGGCCGTGCGGTAACAAAAGAAGATTACATCACCGCAATACAACAGAATACATTAGGTTATTCCTTTGATGCCGTTAACGTTTGGGGTGGACAAGAGAATGATCCTCCAATCTATGGTCAAGTGTTTGCTTCAATTAAACCATCTGGTTCATACAACTTAACTCAAACACAAAAACAAAAAATAGTTGAAGAAGTTATCAAACCAATTTCTATGTTGACAGTTGTTCCAACATTGGTTGATCCTGATTATACTTACATCCAAATTACTACAAATGTTTTGTATGATCCAAAGAAAACAACATTGACGCCTGGTCAAATTAAAGAAACTGTTAAGACAGCAATTTATAATTTGGCACAAACATCTTTGAATACTTTTAATTCTACATTTGTGGCCACAGATTTTACAAATGCAATTAATAGTGCCGAACAATCAATCATAACAAATGAAATTAGTATACAAATTCAAAAGAAATTTTATCCTAAGTTAGCTGCACCAACAACATACAACCTATATTATGGTGTGCCGTTGAAAAAAGGTATGTTTTTGAGTGGTGTAAACAGTTCACCTGCGGTTCAATTCACAGACACAGTAACTATTACAAATATTATTGATGGAATTTATATTGAAGAAGTTCCATCATCAACTGGTGGTGTAGATTCTGTCACAGTTATTAATCATGGTTATGGATATCAGTATACACCAACAGTTACGATACAAGGTGATGGTGCAGGTGCAACCGCATCAGCAGTACTAAATGCTGACGGAACTATCAAACGTATTGACGTTATAAATTCTGGTAATAATTATACCAGTGCAATCGCAACCATTACACCAGCATCTGGTGATGTTACAGGTAATCTAGGTGCAGCTATTGTGAATCTTGCAGGCCAATATGGTACATTAAGAACATACTATAACAATACAAACAACGTTAAAACGATTTACAATTCTAACGTAGGAACAATTGATTATAACAATGGTATTGTAACCTTAAATTCTTTTGGACCTATAGAAGTAGATAATGATTTAGGACAACTAACAGTTTCTGTAAATCCAACAACAACTATTCTATCATCATCTTTGAATAGAATTATTACACTAGATCCTAATGATCCAGGTGCGATTGTTGTTAATGTTACCGCCAAATAAAAATGATAGTAGAAGATAAAAAAACCTCACTTCTGGTAGATTCACAACTACCAGAATTTGTTCGGGATAATCCTGACTATCAGAACTTTTCCTTATTTCTTAAAGCATACTATGAATGGATGGAATTGGCCAATGCGGCAAACTCCTCTATCAGTACAGCCAATACAAAGAATCAAGGTGTTGTATATGCATCAAAGAATCTATCAAATTATTCAGATATAGATGCAACCATTGATGGTTTCATTGACTATTACACGAATGATTTTCTACCATATTTTCCAAATGATATATTGGTAGACAAAAGAGAAGCGGTAAAGTTTGCAAGACAATTATACCAATCTAAAGGTACACCAGCATCTTATCAATTTCTTTTTAAGATACTATACAATTCTGACTTTGATTATTTCAATACAAAAGATGCGATTCTAAAGGCATCTGATGGTAAATGGTATGTTGCAAAGAGTTTAAAACTATCTACAACTGATTCTAATTTTTTAAAAATTTCAAGACTCAAACTGTTTGGTGAAACAACAAAGTCACTAGCAACAGTTGAATCATCTGTACTTGCAGGTTCAAAGACTGAAGTTTTCATTTCAGATATTGAACGTCTATTCCAATCGGGTGAATTTGTACGTGTTGTTGACAATAAAAATCAAACTGTTTTATTTGATGGCGAACCATTACGTGCAAAGATTGTTGGTCAAATCAGTCAAGTTAATATTGATCCGAACAATAGAGGATTGTTATATCAACCTGGTGATCCGGTTATCATTCATGGTGGATTAAATTCCAATACAGGCCTTGGTGCCTCATCGTTAGTATCAACAACCACAACAGGTTCTATACAACGTTTGAATGTGGTGAGTGGTGGTTATGGATACAGAGCCGATCCGAATACCATTATAACAATTACTAATGCACCTGGTGCTATTGCTAATGTGGCGACATTAAATCCAATAGGACAAGCCAACGTTGCATTGATTCCTATTGATAGTATTGCACTTAAAAAGTTTATTCAAATTGGTGCTTCAAACTATTCTTTTGCAAACATTGCCATTGCTAATGCCAACACTACACTAGTTAATGCATTTTCTTTTACTTCTTTCACCACATATCCAATTTCTTCTGTTACAGTAACTAAGGGTGGTGGTGGCATATCATCAGTACCTTCTGTAAGTGCTGCAGCAGTATATCAAGGTGAAACATCCGCAAATACAGTATACTTGGCAGCACTTGGTATATTGGCACCAATACAAATTACAGATGGTGGCCATGGATATCAAGCAAATGATAAGATTGTTTTCTCTGGTGGACCTGGTTCAGGTGCTGCTGCAAATGTAACTTCAGTTAGTGGAACTGGTGCAATTACTGGTGTATCATACGTTTATAGTACCTCAGGAATATATCCTTTGGGTGGTATGGGTTACAAATCATCCAATCTACCTACACTTTCTGTAAATTCAGCCAACACACAAGCAGGTGGTGCAAGCCTATATGTTCCTGGTATATTAGGTGAAGGTGCTACATTCTCCGTGGTTGTAGATAGAGTTGGTTCAATCTCAACAATAAAACTAACAAATGCTGGTGAAGATTACGTTACAACACCAAATGTCTCTATAAAAGTACAAGATATTGCTGTATCTAATGTGTCAATATTGAATTTGCCACAAAGAGGAGATACAATATATCAAGGCACAAATATTAATGTTGCAACATATACTGCAACAGTAGACTCTATAACAAAACTATCCACTGATAATGATCCTCTGTTAAGTTTGTACAATTTGAGAGTCTATGACTATAATGGTGCTTTGAATGGTACTTTACCATTAAAAGATGGTGATGATATTAGTTTAACCATGGTTAATTCCGCTTTGCCTCAATATGTTTATACATACAGTGGCACACTCAACAGTGACGGACAACCATACACAAGAACATATGACAGTAGTGGTGTAATTACATATGGTGATGGTAGTGCAAAAGGTACTGCATCATTCTTAAACGGATTGGTTATCAGTCAAGGTCAATATTTGAATTCACAAGGACAACCAAGTTCTTATGACATTCTACAGAGTAGTAATTACAATAACTTTACATATCAGATAACGGCAAATAAAGAAATTGCAAAGTACAGAGATGTATTATATAACTTATTGCATCCAGCTGGCACAAAAGTAATTGGCCGTTATACATTAAAATCAAACAGTTCATACACACCAACTTCATCAACTGGTCTAAGAACAGGTTATACATTATCACATTACACTGGATATCCAGGTTCAATTGGTGTAATGACAACCGACTTTACAAATAAAGGTACCAGTGTTGTTCAATTCTATAGTTTACTTGGTGCAAACATAGAAAACTTCATTACAACCAGCAGTTCAATCACAATGATTGATAAGAATGGTTATCAGGTAATGTCTGATGTTATTGATGTATCTGGTTCATCTGGTGAAGATATTATGGACCAAAGTGACACAGAAGATTTGATGCTTGAAAGTAGTTCAGAAGATTTGCAAGCTCAAGGTGCAGATACAATTACTTTAGATGATACTTATTGGTTAACATATTCAAATGTTGCTACTGTAACGGCAAATGCTGGTTCTAACATCATAAATATAACATCATTGACTGGTAAATATGACATTATAAACAATGGAAATTATAGCAACACCGCATATCCATTAAAAGATATTGTATATGCTGGCGACTATGTTTTAATTGACAATAATGGTAGTAACTTAGTTACATCTGTTGATTATGTGAATGGTAAAATAACTGTGTTAAGTAATTTCACGGCGAATTCTAATTCATATTTGTCCGTAAACAGAACATTCATTGCAACTGACGTAAAGATTTATGGCCCAGCTGGAATACAATACATTCCTGAGTTGACAACAGAAGATGGAAATACATTAGTAACAGAAGCCGGAAACATAATCCTTGTGGGGTAAAAAAATAAATGAGCTCAGTAAAAATATCACAACTAAATTTAATTACGCAACTTAATGCAAACACACAGAACACGTTGTTTGTTGCTGTTGATGTACCTTCAGGTATAACTGGTAAGTTTACCGGTCATACACTGGCACAAGGATTATATTCAAATGAAGTGTTGAATGTAGGTAATAATTCAGTTATTTTTCCAAACACAATCGCACAGTTTGCTGGTAATTCTACATCATATTTGCAGATTAATATGCAGAACTTTACATCAAATGGTTCTGCTGACATGATTATTACCGCAGATACTGGTACAGATTCTACCAGTTACATTGATTTGGGTATTAACAATTCAAATTATAGTCAACCATCTTTCAGTGCAACAAGAAATTTGGATGGTTATTTGTATGTGGCTGGACCAACCACTGCTGGTGCAGGAGGTAACTTAGTTATTGGTACCGCATCTACATTAACAAATGTATTGTTCATTGTTGGTGGTACAACATCAAGTAATATTGTGGCCAAAATGACAAACAATGGTTTGTCTTTAAATACTCAATCTTTTATCACCTATTCAGACAGTTCTATACAATCAACTGCTGCAGCACCGTTTGCATATACAAATGTGATATATGGTTTAGCCAACACAGCACCATTTGCATATACACAATCAAACGCATCATTCATACAGGCCAATGCGGCATATGCGATGGCATTGGCTGGTATCGGTACCGCTAACTCAGCAACAACTTTGGCCAATGCATCGTTTGCTAAGGCCAATACTGCACTCGCCAATACAACAGGTACATTTGCGGGTGATTTGACGATAACAGGTAATGTTATCACTCAAGGTTTTATTGACTTTAATAACTCATCTTTCAATCCAAATACGGCATTCATTAATATTACCGCAAGTAATAATTATGCCGTTGTTGCACCATCAAACACAAATTATATGTTACAGATAACTGGTAAAGCCAATTCTGTAACGAGAGTTGTACTTGATAGTTTTGGTGCTAATACATATCCTGTTGTTGTTGGTCGTATGGGCCGAGGTTCTGCTGATATGCCAGGTTCTATAGCAAACAATGATGTGATGATGCGTATAGTTGGCAATGGTTATACTGGTACACAATTCCCCTCATCAAGTCCAACTAAAATAGATTTTATTGCAGCTGAAAATTTCTCTGATACTAACAGAGGAACACGTATTGAGTTTTATAATACACCAACAGGATCAAATACAATACAAAGAGTTGCATCATTTAATGCAGATTCTGTAACCTTTAGTGGTCGGGTTGAACCACAAAAAGGATTTGTATATACAGCAAATGTATATTCAGGCAATCAAACAGCAATTACAATTGATGTTGCAAACACAGCTGTCACAAAAGCCAATACAACAGCCGGTTTGGTTGTAACTCTTTCTAATTTATTGGCAGGCAAAGAAACAGTTCTATGGGTTGTTAATGCGGCAGGAACAAATCAAACATTTACACATGGTTTGAGTGCATTGAATTCAACAACCAATTCAACTACTTACAATATACCAGGAACATCATCAATTTTGGTAAGATATATGTGTATAGATAATACCTTGGCAAATACTTTTGTAGCAGTTACACACGCTTAATAAATAAAAC